GAACTGTATCAACGGGCTTTCACTCACAAAAGCGCGTTGAAGCGGTACACCGGCCTTACGGGCTCGTACGAAACTCTCGAGTTCATGGGCGACTCGGTCCTCGGGTTCATCATCACCAAGCACCTCTTTGACCTTCACGAGAAGGAGCAGGAGGGCTTTCTGACCAAGGCGCGCACGAAGATGGTCCGAGGCAAGACACTTTGTGAAATCTCCAAAGTCTTGGGTCTCGACAAGCTTATTCTTATGGATGAGAAGGGTCAGAGAAACAACTGGAACACGAATGAGCACATTATGGAGGATGCCTTTGAGGCGCTCGTCGGTGCCATCTATCTCGACCTCGGGATGGTTCATGCCAAGAAATTCGTCCTCGAGAGTTTCACAAAGGTGACCACCTCCCTCATCGACGACAACTACAAGGACCAGCTGATGCGATGGTGCCAAGCGCTCAAGTACGAGCTCCCAGAGTATCGCGTGATGAACCAGATCAACGGACAGTTTTGTGTGATGGTCATTATCGACAAAATGGAGGGCGGCGCAGGGTTCGCTCTGACAAAGAAACAGGCCGAACAAAATGCAGCAGAAATTCTACTTAAGACGGACCCTCGTTTCAAGAACAAGAAGGTTCCTGTAAATGCAGGACGATCGACAGAGCCAGCTCCTGGCGAGAGTTCAGGAACTCCTCGCGGCTGAGTATGCAGAACAAAGATCTGAGGAATGGTTAGAGCTCCGTGAGAATATGATCACGGCCAGCGATGTCGCAAGCGCAATTGGCGAAAACCATTACGAAAGTCCTGATTCTTTCGTAAAAAAGAAGGTACTCAAGACAAAGTGGGCCGGGAATGCAGCGACGGCCCACGGGACGCTCCTCGAGCCTCTCGTCCGTGACTTGTACGACCAGAGGTACAACAAAAAGTCGCACGAAATTGGTGTTGTTCAGCACCGGCAGTATCCGTGGCTGGGAGGGTCACCCGATGGCATCACGGAAGATGGGCTGCTCATTGAGATCAAGTGCCCCTTGACTCGCAAGATTGAGCGCAAGGTTCCCACCTATTATATGCCTCAAATCCAGCTTCTTCTCGAAATTATGGACCTGGATGAGTGTGACTTTATTCAGTACAGGCCAGAGGGGACAAACGGAAGTCCAGAGGAGTTTGTGGTGGTGCGCGTTCCCAGGGATCGCACGTGGTTCCAGAAGCACCTGCCAGCGATGCAAAAGGCATGGAACCGCATCCTCAAGGGGCGAACAGTTGGCCTATGCGACATTATCGATGACCAGGTTGCATTCGACCCTCAGTTTAAGACTAAAATTGAATGTCTTATAGTAGGATGACTGAGGGTCTTTCAGTCCGGTGCCTCCATAAAAATCGGTTCCTAAAGTGCAAAGAGTGCAAGATGGATTGTTGTTATAAATGCATTCAACTTGAGGCACATTCGTGTCCCATGTTGCTTGCACATGCAAAAACAGCTCGCGAAGAGCTCTCAAAAAATCTAGTCAAGGTGGTTGCTCCTAAAATTTCATCTTTTTAGAAACCACATACAGAACCAGAGCAAGAACCGCCAGGCCTATGATGGTGTTGCTGCCGCTCGATCCTGCGCCGCGCAGCTTTGCGGTGTAGCCATCATCATAGTTCGACTTTCCGATCCAGTGCCAAGGCTGGCCAGGCCGGAACCACGTGACAGCTCCATTCGAATACTCAAACTTGCGAGCTGGAAACCCGCGGAAAGGTGCTGGGCTTGTCTGGGCCGTCTTTAAATACATACCTCCTGACAAGTTGCGATTCGGGTCATCGTCATCATCGAGAGGGTCCGTGTAAGTCGTTGGCTCCTCACTGATGGCTGTGGTGTACCCTCCATCGATAAAGAGGTTCTTGGAGAACCCGTCGTGAGGAATACCATAATCCCCCGTCCAAGTGGTCGGGTTTATTTTATTCATCTTGTTGTTATCGTCTCGCATGAGGGTCGACGCCATCTTATTAAGATACACTTACATTATTTTCCTTGTAAAATTTGGTCTTTACCTTTTGTCTGTGGAGGTCCCACATCTGGTCAAGGTCAATGTCGAGCATATGAGCCAACTGGAACAAATAACTAAAAACGTCACCCATCTCCATCATGATATCTGTCCCACGCTCCTTCTTGAGGCCAGTCTTCTTGTACATTCGTTGCTTCTGACGGATCGCACTGGCAAGCTCACCGTTCTCTTCTGTGTACAACATCCACACTGCGCTAATAGGAGCTTTGTCCCAACCCTTCTGCTGGCACATTTGTGCCGTCTCGGTCTTATATTGGTTCATTGAGTAATACTCGTGCTGTCCTTTTAAGCCGTAAGCTTAGCCAGTTGTTTCCTGTAACGCCAAACTACGACAGTAGAAAAGACTATGAGAACAAACTCAGAGAAAAGCTTGGCACTTTCGATGCGGTTTTCCTTCTGCGTCTTCTCCTCGACCCACGGACCAACCACAAGGATGCTGAAAATCCGAATGAGCCGATCTATGGCGAAGAAGATGAGAAACCCGAAAAGTATATCATCGAGCGTCTTCATTTAATTTATACCATATTTATTATTTATGGGAATCTTGTTTCCATAGGTGCTCGTGCTCGTGGGCACCTCGAGAGGGACTGGGTTCTGAGAAATATCGCGCAGATACACGAGCTGCTGAAGCAGACCCGTGCTGATAGTTGCCGTCGCCTCCTTGACCACTGCCGCGTTCAAGAGGGAGACCTGGTTGCGGACGTCCGAGAAGGTGTCCCGGCGCTTGTTCGCCCACACCGTCTTCATCAGAGAATCGAGGGCTGCGTAACTCTGGCGCTGAATCTCCACGCCAGTCTCATCCTTGATTTTCTGGATAATTTGGTCCTGAATACTTTCCTTGTTGAAATCTGAGAAGTAGGCATCGGCCAGAGGGGAGGGCAGATACTTCGACGCCATTTAAAATACGCTAGGAAAAAAACCAGCCTTAAAAAAACCAGACGCTCCAATTACAAATGAAGGTCATCAAGCGCTCTGGTGATGAAGTCGAGATGCTCTTTGACAAGGTCACCAAGCGAATTTCAAAGTTAAATTCAGGGCCAGAGTTTGAGCCCCTTCAAGGAGTCTTTCCTGACAAGGTTGCCCAGAAGGTCTTCACAAGCATGTATGATGGCATTTCGACAAGTGAAATTGACAACCTAACCGCCGAGGTGGCCATTGGGATGATTACAGACAACCCGAACTATGAGACCCTTGCGATGCGCGTGTCCGTCTCGAACCTTCAGAAGAATTGCCCCAAGACATTCAGCGACGCCATGCTCTCTCTGCACGGGAAGGGTATTGTCTCACAGGCCTTCATCAAGGATCTCACACTTGAGATGGATTCATGGATTGATCATTCTCGCGATTATCTCTTTGGATACTTTGGAATCAAGACGCTCCAAAAGGGATACCTGAACGAGGGCGAGACGCCCCAGTATCTCTTCATGCGTGTAGCACTGGGTATTCACGGGTCCGACCACGCGCGAGTTCGGGAGACGTACGACCTCATGTCTCGCAAGTTTTTCACTCACGCGACACCGACACTCTTCAATGCTGGGACTCCCAAGCCTCAGATGTCAAGCTGTTTCCTGGTGGCTATGAAGGATGATTCGATCGATGGCATCTATGAGACGCTCAAGGAGTGTGCGCACATTTCGAAGTGGTCGGGAGGTATCGGCATCCACTGTTCGAATATTCGAGCGAACGGCTCGCGAATTAAGGGAACCAATGGTGTTGCGGATGGAATAGTGCCCATGCTCCGCGTGTTCAACAATACGGCCCGCTACGTGAACCAGGGTGGCGGGAAGCGCAAGGGGTCCTTCGCCATCTATCTGGAGCCGTGGCACGCAGACATTATGGAGTTTCTCGAACTGCGGCTCAACCAGGGTGACGAGGAGATGCGCTGCCGCGACCTCTTCACGGCGATGTGGATCCCCGACCTGTTCATGAAGCGCGTGGAGGAGGACGGAGAGTGGCACCTGATGTGCCCCAACGAGTGCCCTGGACTCCCGGATGTTTATGGAGAAGAGTTCAACGAGCTTTACAAGATGTATGTGGTTCAGGGGCGTTTCAAGAAGGCGGTCAGGGCGCGTGAAGTCTGGGATGCCATCCTCAAGAGCCAGGTCGAGACGGGAACGCCCTACATGTGCTACAAGGATGCAGCGAACGCCAAATCGAACCAGAAGAATATTGGGACAATCAAGTCGAGCAACTTGTGCACAGAAATCATAGAGGTTTCAGCGCCTGATGAGACTGCAGTCTGCAACCTGGCCTCGATCAGTCTCCCAGCTTTTGTCAAGGAGAATGAGTTTGACTTTGTGGAGTTGAGCAAGGTGACTCGAGTCGTCACGCGTAACCTGAATCGCGTCATCGATCGCAACTACTACCCTACTGAGCCAGCTCGCAAGTCGAACATGCGTCACCGTCCTATCGCCATCGGCGTCCAGGGTCTGGCGGACGTGTATATGATTCTCGGTCTTTCATTTGATGAGAATGTAGCCCGACAGTTGAACAAGGAGATTTTCGAGACCATTTACTTTGCGGCACTCGAGGAGTCCTGTCTGCTCGCAAAGGAGGAGGGTCCCTACGAGACGTTCAGAGGTTCGCCCGCGCACGACAAGAAGCTCCAGTTCGACCTATGGGGTATGACCAACCACGGGTTTGATCGGGTCAAGGAGGACATTGTCAAGTGGGGCCTTCGCAACTCTCTGCTCGTGGCTCCTATGCCGACTGCATCGACTGCCCAGATCCTCGGGAACAACGAGGCATTCGAGCCTTACACGACGAACATCTACCTGCGTCGGACCCTAGCAGGTGAGTTTGTGATGGTCAATAAGCATTTGGTCAAGGATTTGCAGAATATCGGAAAGTGGAACAAGGATATCAAGACGGAGATTGTGCGCAACGGAGGATCGGTCCAGACGCTGGACATTCCAGCGCGCCTCAAGGAGATTTACAGGACCGTGTGGGAGATTCCGCAAAAGTCCATTATCGATATGAGCGCCGACCGTGGGCCATACATCGACCAGTCGCAGTCTCTGAATATTTTCATGGAAAATCCGAGTCTTGCGAAGCTTTCGAGCATGCACCTCTACGGGTGGAAGAAGGGGCTCAAGACGGGAATGTACTACCTACGATCTCGCGCAAAGGCAAAGCCACAGCAAGTGACCGTGCCCGTGTCCAATGTAGCCCTCGCGTGTTCTCTGGCAAACCCAGGATCTTGTGAGATGTGCTCAGGATAAAATAGTTTGTAATAATATAATGTCGAATGCTCCGGGTCCCATAGAAGATTTTATTCTCAAGTCTTCGTTTTTTCTGTGCATCATATTTACCATCATAGGTGCAATATTCTATAGTAAATCAGACTCAAAGGACAAGGATACTGGAAAGTCCATGTTCTATTTCGCTTCTGGATTCTGTGGATGTATTTTACTCGTTCTTTTGATAACCCGCATGTCAAAACCCAAATCCTCTAACATGAACATGAACCTGAATAGAGTTTAAAGAGTTACAATATTATCCTTATATGGACCCTGAAATATGGGGGAACCTTCCGTATGATATGGTACGAGTAATCATAGGGATGTCCGAACCTTCGATCGATGTTCGACTCGCGTTCGGAATCAGACCCAAGAGACTTGATGAGGCAAAGGCCTGGCGGCTATGGTACCTCCTCAAGTATCATGATGGCATCATTTACAATTTAAGTACAAAAACTCTGCACAACTTTATTATACCAGGTATTCATGTTGTCCGACGACCTATCGAACTCAATTATCATACAGCGGGTCTGGCCATCTTTAATGATGCCGAAGATGAACATGTAATAGAAATGACTGGTTCAGATGGTGCGATTATATGCTACCCAACAACAGAGGCGTGGGTCACTGAGCGTCGAATTCTTCTGAAAGGCTCTCGACTTTAGCGCTTTCGAAGGTTGGCCTTGAGGGCATTCACTGCGCCCTGCAGGCTCTTCGTCAGCTGCTTATTTGGCGACCCGGCCATCATGCTGTTCAACTCTTCGAGGTTCTTCA